TTAAGCCGTTGTAAATTTATATTTATCGAAGAAATATTCCAAGTGTCCTTCTAAACCATGGACGTATCGTTCTGTAGTTTCGATTCTTGCATGTCCTAACATTTCTTTGGTCTCCATCAGTGAAGCACCATGTTTTTGAATATCAGTTGCGAAAGAGTGGCGTAAAGCGTGCGGATAGAAGTTTTTGAATCCAGCTTGATAAAATGGCTTTCTCATCAAATATCGTATGTCTTCAACCGACATTGGTTCATTTTTTCCGGGCGTTCTCACCCAGATAAAATCGCTTATTCGGTTTCTTTGAATCCAGTCGTCTAAACGGTTCTTAGCTTCTTTACTCATGTATGATTCACGAGCTTTCGAACCCTTACCTATAAATGTAACCATTCTTCCATTAAGATTCATGAGCCTAAGATTACGTAATTCGGAAATTCTAAGTCCACAATCAAAGCAAAGCTTAATTAAAAGCCACTCTAAATGATCAGCATATCTCAATACTTGCTCAATCTGTTCTCTAGTGTAGTAGACCCTACGAGGTGGTTGTTCTTTACATTTAATAATCAATCGTAGTTTTAGTTTCGGAAATGATATTCCCATGTCTTGAAAATATCGAAGCATAGCGACTAAATTAACTAGCCTACTATTGATTGTTCTACCGGAACATCCACGAGCAGTTTGTTCTGCTATCCATTCATTGATGTGCTTGTTTGATAATTCACTAAGACTGTCAATTTTAATTGTTTTGAGGAACTCCCTACAAATCCATCTTTTTCCATGAAGAGTTTGTTCACTCATACGACGAACGTTCTCGCAGTAATTCAAATATTCATCAATTTGCTTATCTATTGATTTTAAGTTTTTCATATTCTTCCTTATTGAAAGAAAAGCCCCAAGCTCGGCTAATCACCAAGCAAGAGCTTGGGAAGCTTTTCGTGTATAAATTAAAATTAAATTATTTTTTAGTTGAGCCTATTACTATTGGTATATATGGTTATATGGGTGTGCGGATTTCGCACACTTAACAGGGGTCGGGGGGGGGGGGGGGGGGGGGGCGGGGTGCTTCTTACACTATAGTTTCTTCTCTCACACAAACGGGGTATTTTTCCACAAGTTTTCCACAGATTTTGCATAGTTTTCCACAGATAAAATTTGACAAATAAAGAGAGGTATGCTTCTTCAGCTACCTCCATAGTTTTTGTAATTTAACCTATATTATTCTAAGTATTTTTATCCCTGAAAAGACCCTCTGACCTCGTTTAATATCATCAATTGCTATTAAACCTAAGTCTGCAAGTTTGTGATTTAATCTGTAAAATTGGAACCGATCAAGTCCAAAATCTTGTAGTATGACACGATTAGAGATCCTAGCATATCCATATTTATCTGGCTTAAATCGTGATATATAATCTTTCAGCGAGTAATACCAACTCCACGCTACTAAATCACCATTAAAAACGGTGGGGAGCGTCCTCTTATCCATCCTGACGTAGTAGTTATTAGTCGACATTTTACCTCGCTTATGATTGTGAGGCTATTCCATGAGAAAGCCCCCTCGTCATTAAAACGAGGAGGCTCAAACTCCATTACATCAATTTCCTTGAGTGTAATAAAAATTATACAATATGTCAATCCTTTATTTTAGCCCAACGAGCCTGCACGGCTCTTCTGGCTGCTTCAGAACGCTGCTTTGCACTAAGGCTTTTATTTGGCAAATTTTTGGCTAATTTAGACGTATATTCATCCCATTTATCAGCTTTATCTTTTAGTTCACTGTATTCGGTTTTTGGGATGGTAATAAATTTAATGTCGTTATTCATGCTTTCTCCTAATAGTGGTAAAGACTTGACTATTCAGTTATGTCTTGCTAGAATGGAATTGTTATGTTAGATTACTTTCGTCTTCGACCGGCGAGAGTAATTTTTATTTCAAGTCTTAATCGAGAGATTTTGAATGAAATACTCATAGCTTCCTCCTTTCTACCATTTTTTAATGTGCCAATGTCTTTACCACTATCTTAATTATACACCGCATGGCGTATAAAGTCAAGGGGTTTATCAATTTTTCTCAACAAGAAAACACCTTATAAATACTTAAAAATCCACATTTTATTATGCTTTCGTGTATTCTACAATTACGTGCCACTTTTTAGTTTTACCAATAGCCGAACCGACTTGAAACGCAATATCACCAAGTTTCGGACGAATAGAGAAGCCACTATGCCATGCTCCATCAACACTATTGGCACTATTTCCATAAAGCCATGGAATTGGACGCCATTCATCATAATCAGACAAAGCTTCACAGTGAGCAAAAACGACCGTATTAATGACATTTGCCTCAGCGAATTTTGTAGAAGCAGGAATATATCCAGTGCCCTTAATTACTTTACGATATATAGTTTTACCATCTTCCCATTTGCCTATAATTTGTTCATCAGTGGTATATTTGTTATTTAATTTAGACAATGGAATCATACCATTGCCACCCTGTTAAATTGCATAATCATGAATATGATAAACAAACTTATTCTTGATCGAGTTGCGATTTGGAAACCAAAACTAAATGATGAGTTTTCCGTTCGTCAATCACCGGCTGGACGGACTTATTTTGAACATAATATTGCAAAAACTACTCAAGTTCCGACATATCGTTACGCCAAAAATTACACCATTGGAGACAAAAATGTCGTCAAGTTCTGTTTAATGATTTTGACAACTTCAGAATCTGAAAAGACTATTGAAAGCTTCTTAGATAATGTCGCTAAACAGATTGATATTGCCTCGGCTCAGCGAGTTGTGATGACCGCGACCGATACTAGCTTTGAGTACACAGATTTTTATTTTAATCAGGAGACAAAATAATGGCAGTAACTTTACCATATCCTAATATGGATTTTACACCACTCGATGTTTTAACCGCTGCAGAGATGGATCAGATGGTCGCTAACGACAAGTACTTAGCTGATTTTTGTGCTGGTTTAGCAGACGGAACCAATATTGGCAATGGTATGATTCAAGCATTTAATTTTTCATCTGAAGAAACAATTGCTGGGAAATGGGTGGACGGTAAAACTATTTACAAAAAGACCATCAGCTACGGCAACCTACCGAATAACAGCACTAAAAGAGTTGCCCATGGCATCTCTAAACTAGATAGAATTATTAAAGTTGAGCAATCTGTAACGAATGCGCCTTGGGATGAAAAAGGTGCAGTATTCCTAAGCTCTACCAGTGCAGCACCGTTCAACTTCTACTTATCAAACACAGAGGTGGTAGTAATTACTAAAGACGACAGGTCTCAGGCTAAGGCATATTTTACTCTGTATTACACAAAAACTAGTTGATGGATTTAGTCGCCAATCGCTAGCCAATCATATTTTGCGTTGACACTATTATGGTAGTTTGTTCTTAAAGTAATAACTGCTTGAGCGTTGCTGATAGAACGTATCGTCGCAACATAAATTTCTCCATACAAACTAGCGCCGTTTTGCGATACTGAGCGTGGAATAACCATAACTGCTGGAGCATTATTAAAGGGATGCGGGAAGGTTATTGTCGTTGTCGTTGGTGTTCCGGATGGGTAAAATGTTCCGTTATTAGTTCCATATTGGATATTTTTATCAATCAATGACGACCAATTAAGTTTTCGTGCTTGAATCATATCATTGCCACCCTATAATCGCTTACGCTATATTCATATGAATAACGATTCAGCCCTATATCAGAAACTAGGCAAGATGGAAGCCGACATCAAGAATATTGGCGACCTCGTCAATGAAGTAAATCATAAAGTCGATACTTATAATGTAATCTCTCAGCGTGTTACGGTGCTGGAAGAACGAGCTGCAGACCGATCTAGTCGTCTTCATAAACTTGAAGAAAATCAAGCTAAAATCGTCTGGGCGATTATTACAGCAGTTCTCGGGGCAATCCTTAAATTCGTGATTATTGATGGAGCACATCGATGAAAAAGACGAATTGGCTATCAGTTTTAACTTGGGGAGGGATAATGTTATTTAACATTTTATTCTGGCTATTTATAACCTTGAAGGGATATCTTATCCAAGCATTGATCTCATATCTCGTTATTGGGGCATTATTTATAATCTTAATGTTTAAGGAATTAAAATGAGCTGGAAGCAAACAATCTACCCAAATCTAGACGATAAAAAACTTGTAATTTACGCCCAAGGAAAAGTATTACTAGACTGGTTTTTGTGGTGTTTAGCGGTTACTCAAAAAGTGTTTGGCGTTGCTCCTTTTGCAGAGTCTGCTCAAATTGCATGGAATTGGAATAATACTAAGCATCAAGACCGTAATCTTCCAGATGGATGTTTTGTCCCTATTTGGTGGACTGGTGGTTATAAGAACTATGGACATGTTGCTGTTGCTAAGCGTACTGGGAACCGTATTCAGATTTGGTCAAGCCCATATACTCGTAAACCATTTTTCGATTACTTCGAAGGCGAATTAAACGTTACTATCGATACTATCTCTCGTATCTATGGTGTTAGTTATGCAGGCTGGACGGAAACCATGAACACTACAAGAATTGTCGAGTGGGTCAATCCACCACAATTAAAATCTAATGAAGAAATCGCAGCAGAAATATGGCAAAAGAAATGGGGTGATGGCGAAGAAAGAAAGAGACGTTTAGCTGCAGCTGGTTATAGCTGGGACGCTATTCAATCTCTCGTAGATAAAGGAGTTGGCAAACCTGTTGAAAAACCTGCTGAGACATCGCAAGAACCACCAAAGCAACCGGAACAACCAGTTGAGCCACCTAAACCAGAACCAGTGCCAGAAGCACCTAAGGAAAATCCACAAGAAAAGGAGAGACAAATGGAAGAGAACAAAACGGAAAATATTAACAAGGATGAGCAGAAAGCCGAAGAAAAGGAAGAAACTATGAAGCCTACATTAACTGATGAACAAATCAATAAAATCAATGAAGAGTACATGAAGCTAGCCAACGCTTCAACTGAAGCTATCACAGAGGCTGGCTCGGGTTTTGAGTTTAGTAATAAAACTAAGATTATTGCTTACTTAGTTGGAGATTTCTTGCTTCTTGGATCAGCTATCACGCCACAAGTTGTGCTTGCTATTATGAGCTTAAACGATAAGAATATGACAGCCTTCGGTACGGCTCTTGCTAGTATCTTGGCAACCTTGGGTTCACAGATTTTACTAATTTTTAAGCTTTTGAAGAAGAAAAAATAAAAATCTTAGTTTACCTCAAAAAAACTACCCCTCTATCATAAACGATAAAGGGGTTATTTTAATTTAGACGATAGTTTTATCATCTATTAAGAAAAATTTCTCAAAACGTCTTAGAATAGCTAAAACGGTGATATGGATAAATTAAGCCATGCTTGTATGTTGATATTAGGGATTTGTGCATATGGATTTAAGTTTTCCGGTGTCATAAGTCTTTGGAACACTGCGAAAAGCCTATAATGGTTGATATCTAGCCTATGAACGCTTACAAAAATATCCGCTTCATGATTTGGCAAAATTATAGTGTAGTTTGTTGGTAGATAATTTTGCTCAAGATTTGTTTTCATTACAACATTTTCAAAAAATACACCGCTTGGAGAATCTTTGTCTACGTGCCACGAATCGCCAGTCTTATAACTTCCTGCTGGAATATTGAGTTCAAAATGTATCTTGTTCTTCTGCTTTTGAGCCGTAAAATCACTATTTTGTAAAAAATTCGAGATCCTTGAAATCGTCATATTTCATCTCCATATATATGATAATAAAAAGTTTCTTGTGATGAACTATTTGATTTATTACAGATAATATACTGCTTATCATTAACTAATGCACCCAGATAACCGTCATTATTAGTAGATCTTGTAGTAGCCTGTGGCATAACGCAGTTATGATAACCTTGCGAGTAATTGCCAACTTGACCAATTTTCCAGAGCCTAGCTTGAGGAATATATCCAAGATTATGGTTAATAGTTGAATCGGTATTAGCTTCGACTGTTATTTTTCTTTGCTCTAGGATTTTAGGATAATTAAAATCAGAATTAAGCCTGAAATTAGTAATATCATCTACATTATCTACTTCACCTTCATAATCTGGTGGAACAAATCCAGTCAGTCTGAAATAAAAAAAAGTTTCAAATGAATTATTATGTGAACAATTTATATAGATATTATGGTCGTCCGCCCCGATATTAACTACAAATGGTGGTTGACTACTACCATAAAAAATAGGAATTTGAGTCGATAAGTCAAAAGCTGGATTAAAGTTAGCATTAGTAGACCATTGTCCAATAATGAGAGGGGTAAATGGAAGATTGTGCGGCACTATTTTTTTATTCTCATTCCAATACTGACCAACTGGCACGTTTATGGTAGTAGATAATTTGAGAGCGAGTATCGGTATAGGATAATCGCTACTCATTATAAAATTTCTAGGTTGAGTCATTATTGATTAAGCTCCGTAATCACATCAACGTTTGGTTTTGATATATATTGACCAAACCCAGTTGGTGATTTTTCAGAACCAAGATAATAGCGCCTAACGTTATTGCCATCCCTCACAATAATTTCCCCTGCTGTCTGATCTATGATCATTTTGCCGTCATTAGATGACGTAACTACATTACCTGAATATTTCACTGTTTTTTCAATTGCCATATTCTCTCCCTTCTACCCCAATACGTCTGTGCTATCCAATACTGATTGATCTAAGATGAATGGCGAAATGACTGTGGTTTTCTTGAGTGTTAGAGTGGTTTTTAATTGTGAATCACCAAGCGACATTTCAATACCTATAATTTGATAGTTTCCAACAAATTCTCTATAATCTACCGACACAATATCCTGAAGTTGAAGCGCCGGATTACCTTTAACTTCTAATTTCAAAATTGGTGAATAATTGGCATATTTTTTGAGGATATCTGTGGCGTAGCCATCAATATTCTTGTAATTACCGAAACAATCATTGTCGTTAATCTCTAGAGCCTGAACGCCATATTTCTCGACAGACTCGCTATCGTGGGCTTCATATTCTATTGGACTCCCTGAGACCTGCTTAGCTGGTTCACCAAAAATCTGCAAGAAATTCACAGAAACTGGAAAGCTATTCGTATTGGTAAATGTAAGCTTCATTGAATCAGCAAATAATGTGCCAGTAGCCGAGACTTTCTCGGAAACTGGTTTGCCAGATAAATCTACAGCCGTAAAATTTGAGTTATCGGAATTGCCTTTTAGAACTGGATTGGTTGAACATTGCCAGATTGGATCATCAAATGAAATCCATACATCTTTAGTACTGTTGGCTGGTAATCGATAGGCATCTTCTTTAGATTCACCAGAATATCCGTTGGAATTGTCCATTGTGAAAATAGACTGAAATGCCTGAACGGCGCGGATTTCACTCTTTACTTTAACGGTATTCACAATACTATCGGTGCGGCTTGGCGTGGCTTTGATAATAGTAGTGGCATTAAATGTCATTACTGGCTGTTTACCGATAATTGAAGTTCGTGGTTGAAAACGGATAATACCTTGTTCATCAAGCCACATTGCACCGTTTTCAGCTTGAACCAGTTCTTTTAAGGCATTGCCGGCATTTTTGCCAGAAGCAAAATAAACAAATGGAATGACATTGAGTCCTGCTGATAATTTATACATTGCGGGATCGAGTCCAAACTGGTTTAAGATAGTAGCAATGACTTGGTCGGTGCGAACATTCCGCATCATCACCATATTTTTAAGGCTCATCTCGCCAATTTCACTCAGGAAATCCATAGCAGTAAAACTTACAACTTCGTCTAGATTCCCATCATATGTTGGTAAGCCTTGAGTAAGTCCGACAAAAACTGGCGCTAAGCCACCGCCCTTAAAACCCATATATAGCCGGCATGGTCGTTTTGGAAGAATATACTTTCCAATTGGCGAGGCGCTTCCGTCTTCACTGAAGCTGAAGCGTTTATCGTAATTATTCAACTCAAAATCAGCAATACAGCTCTGAATATTGTACGGAAACTCCACAGAACGTGAAAAGTTCATAGATACGAGACGCTCTTTTAGGAACATATAGTCATATGCATCCCATAACTGAATTGGGTTTTGATCACTCGATCCAAGAAGGTCAGCGCCATCCAATGTTGATTGGTCAAGTGTAAACCATTTGATTCCGGTGTTTCTTTTTTTAGTGAACGAAATTGCCACATCCCAATCTAGTGGTCTAACTGAAGCTGCTGCTAGTTGATGGAATTTATCTGAGACGGTAATCATAACTGTGTCGATTCCCTGAATGATACTTTTACATTCTCCACCATTCCACAATTATTGACGATTGATTGGTCGCTTAATTCCATTCTTGCCACCATATTATCAACACCGAGTTCGGGAATAGATATGCGAGGATATTTATGTAGTTCATATTGACGATTGAAGAAGCCCTCTAGAACAGCATATTCTTCAGCTGATAAGAAATCCCATTCGTATTCAAATGTAAATTTCTTATAGACATAATCAGTATAAATATCACCACTTGCGACTAAAACCTCACTTTTACCTATTTCTCGGTTCTTATTAAACGGTGATGGCAATAGTGTATAGGTAATACTCGTATTATCATCTGTGATTGTAAGAACTAAGCTCATGCCGCTATCCTCGCTTTCTTTACTTCTTCATAAGCATCATGGAAAGTAATTGCGCATTGTCTCAATTCGCTCTTGGTGCCAACAACCCCGTTAAATGTGAAGTTAAATGTTTCACCACCACCATTTCCATTACCGGCACCTAATTTTTCTATCAAATTCGCCATCTTGGATTCAGGCACTACCCATTCGTCTTCACCGGCTTCACCTGCCATGATGATTTTACCCCCCGCCCCTGCTGGCACACTTCCACCCGCTGCTAAACGGGGGATTTTTAGACTATCTCTCTTTCCGAGATTAACACCTGGAATAGCATTGATAATCCCAATAACGCCATTGATCATATCAACAAAGAAATTAACTGTATTTTCTACTACTCCAAGTATGTTATTTATTGCAGTCTTAAATGCATTAGAAAATGCTTGTCCAATTTTTTCACCACCTTGGCTAAACATTTCGCTCACTCGTTTCCAGACCTCTGCAAATAAGCCACCCAAAGTAGCAATCAATGCTCCAAAAATCATAGGGACAGCACGTACAAGCGCCATAAATAAAATTATCGCTGCTGATAATAATTGTGCAATCGTATTTGGGTCGATTAAAAATGCAATGATATTTGTAATTATCTGTGGCAACGCATTAGTTAAAGCAGTAAGGATTTGTGGTAATGCTTCAATAATTGCCATAAATAGTTTTACTGCGCCATTCAGTAGCATAGTAAGTGTCGCTGGTTCTGTGAGTTTTGTAACAATAGTAATAACTAAATTGGTGATAGCGTCTATCAAGCTAGGCAAAATAGTAACTATTGCATCTATTAGCTTAGGCAAAACCTCTACTAAGGCATTAAATAATTGCTCAATAAGTCCTGGTAATATCTCTATAATCGACATTGCAATACTGATTATTGCTTCAAGCACTGGCGGCAATAGCTGACTAACTAGTTTCGGGATTTCTGCAATGATAAGCGGTGCGACATCCTGAATAAATTGAACCATACCCCCCAAAGCAACTTCAATTGTTGGTAATAAGTTTTTACCTACTGCCTCGACTGATTCAATAACGTTATTCAGTAACTTGCCGAAGTCTTGGGTGTCATCCGCAAGCCCTGTAACAAGATTACTCCACGCACCTTTAAGCATTCCTAAGCTTCCGCTGATAGTTTCAGCAGCTTCTTTCTGTGTTGTACCAGCAATTCCGGTATTTTCTTGAACTAAATGGATCGCTTCAATAATATCTTGATAATTGCTAATATCGAATTTCTTACCCATTGCCTGTGGTAGCTTTTCGGCATCTTTAAGCAGGCGTTCCATCTCAGTTTTTGTACCACCATAGCCAAGTTTAAGGTTATCAAGCATAGTGTAGTTTTGCTTGGCGAAACCCTGATAAGCGGTCTGAATTAGCCCCATATCAGTACCCATCTTATTGGCATTATCAGACATATCTGTTACTGCCATGTCCGCATATCTAGCCGCTGCAGCAGTATCACCTTTTAAGCCTTGAAGTAATGAAGCCGAGAAACCAGTTACGGTTTCCATGTATTGGTTAGCCGAAAGTCCGGCAGTTTTATAAGCATTGTCTGCGTACTGGAATACTTGATTTTGAGAATCCTTAAATAAAGTTTCTACGCCACCAGTAAGTTGTTCATAGTCGCTAAACGCAGAGATTGATGACTTAAAGATATTCGTGAGGCTAGAAAACGCTGACTGGAAACCGGACATGAGTTTTTGCCCCATAAATCCGCCCATGCCAGCCAAAAAGCCATTACCAATGTTTTTTAGACCGTTTTTGAACTTCTCTCCAAAGCCATGGCTAGCTTTTTCACCTGAATCTTTACCACTTTTATCACCAGCAGAACCCAGTTCGGTCTTCATCGTTTTTTCGACATGAGAAATCTCGGACTTAAAATCCTTAGTATCAATTTTGACTCGATATTCAATTTCACCGACTACGGTACTGCTAGTACTCATTATTTACTTACTCCATCAATAAATGGTTTCATTCCATCACGAAGTGTTTCGTTAGGATTCTTACTGAAAGCACTGCCGGTGCCGACACAAACGATTCTTGCATAGTTCACATAATCACTATGTTTAACCTTTTGTCCAGCATCCACTAAGGCTGATAACTCTTCCATTGATAATGGCATCTTCTGCTTTTTACCGGTATGCTCATCAAAGGTTTCGATATAGCCACGTTTTGCCGCAACGATTGCTTCCCAACCATAAAGCATGCCGAGTTCAGCAAGTAAATAAGCTACTCTAGATACTTTACCCTTGCGGAATGTGTTGTCTCCAGACATTCGCTTCTTAAAAGCTACTTCTACCGCTTCACGGTCTTCTGGAGTCATTAAATCAAGCAGATTTGCCATACCTACTCCTGATTATCAGGTTTTTCACCTACAATCTTTTGATAAATCTCGAGAACGCCTTCAATTGGCACTTTTGCTAACACTTTGCGAGCTTCATCTGGTTTATCAAACACGCTAAAAAGAATATCATTCAAGTTTCTAATAGCTTCTTTGACTCTCGTTGGATCGTTAGTGCTTCGCGCTTCTTTTAATTCGTCGCATAGGTCGACATAAGCTAATGTTTGAGCTGAAGACATTGGTGTAACCTTGAATTCTACACCGTCAATCTCGGCAGTGATTTGTTTTGTATATACTGATGTTGAAATAGATACTGACATTGTAATTAAAATCCTTTTTATGTTTAATATTATGGGTTTATACAGGGTGGCAATAAAAACTTGTGCTTTTCTGAAAATATGTTATAATTGAGGTACTATGGATATGGGTACATTCATTGGAGCATGGACCGTTATTAAAAACAACGAAAAAAATAAGAAGAAAAATAGTCCTAAAACTTATCCGATCGAGCATTCAATTATCTTGTGGCTTTTATTTGGTGGTATTTTTGCCTATATTCCTGTAATTTACTTTACCTTCTCCAAAAAACATAAATGGCATCTATAAAAATAAGCTCCTTATGAGAGCTTATTTTAGTTATTAAGACTTTATTAACGTTCAGTAACTGGAATGGTCTTTTGTGCAGTTACATCCCATTTTGATGGCTTAGCTAAATCACCAGTGCCAACACGGAAATAACCATTATCTGTTGGTTGCATTTGTAGGGTTGCTTCAATAGATACTGCGTCTGTCGTAGATAGTGTCGGATTAAATGTCATATTTACAAGCCCTGCAAAAATGTGAATATCATTATCGTCAGTTTTTTCGCAGACTGGATGGATATTGATAGGTAATGCTTTACGCATACTGCAGTTGTTACTACCGAATACAATTGCACCAGTTTTTTGAGCTTCAGCAGTAGGCTTTTGGTAGGCATCTGCCCAGAGGACTTTCAGATAATCCAAGTTTGGCAAATAAACGGTAAAGGTTAGTTCTGCAGTTTCAGCTTTACCAGATGGTTGCTTACGGGTGCCAGCTTGAGTTTTTGCTTCTACTGTACCTTCAGCGTAGTTTGGCGTAATATCGCCAAGACATTTTGCTGGAATAAGGGTATTTCCAATACTCATTTCCCATTTACCAGCCATGAGTGTTTCGTCCATATATTCTCCTTTATGGTTGTTAGTAATAAATCGTGCCAGTAAACGACCAGACCATTCGTCCATTAGTATCTAATCCTACATTAGTAATGGATGATGGTGGTATAATAGTTACATTATGATACTCCCGGCTAAACACTGGCGGTACAGATGGGAGTGTACAGATATCGTATGAGTTATTTAGGAACTTTCTTATTTTTTCGAGCTTCTGGTAGCTTTCAATGTCGGTCTTGCCTCTGGAATAAATAATATAGTCTTGGCGATTACGCATACCCCTATCTTGAGAAGCTCCGACGCTGGCGATATATATGCCGTTTTTACCTAAGCCAATTTTCTCCCAGAATAAATCCTGTTCAATTTTACCTAGATTATTATCTTCGAGGAATTTAAGTAATGACAATACAATCATTTCAGAAACTCCTTGAAGCCAAGCTTAGTAACAACATTATCTCCAGCTTTCTTTAGATAATACTTAGTATGAGGATTTTTCTTATTCTCAAAGTGGCGACGTCTGGCATATGGCACTCTAGCGTCTCCAAACTTAATATGTACTTCGGAATCTGATACAACTTCGACTCGTCCATCGCTTTTTAGTTCACCGTTTAATTCTGGAGCTAATGCAATAGCATCCATCAGGATTCTATCACCCATAGCACGCAAACCATTTCTCCAGTTCTCTCGCTCGACTCGCTCGAAAAGCTTCGTGTTGGTTCTAATTATCACCGACATATTCAGCCCTTTCAAGCGTTAAGGTTAAGTGTTCGATTTCATTAGTATCGAAATTACGCCCTTCAGTTACGCCAACAATCGAATAATCAGTATTGTTATAGCGAATACCGTTGCCGATAATTTGCTCACAAGTTAAACCGACAAAGTCCTCTGGATGTACATGGACGGTGTTGTTGGATTTCCGTATTTCTTGATTGCCTTGCGAAATCATGCCTTCTTTAATCTTAACGATACCTCGGAGAGTTTTTTGACCGGTGATTCGGTTGCCATAAACCTCACCTCGGCTAATCGTTAGATATTCAAAGGGTACCTCAACAAACATATCAAACACGGTCATAACATCGTCTTTCCGTGCATAATGCCGCTCGAACATTGACTGTACTTTAGAAGCGTTGCACTTTCATTAGATAAAACTAAACTCATTGGACTTTTCTTGTCAGCTGTATAGTTGATAGAAAAATCTTCTACTCGTTTTGATTCCACTCCATTATTATATTCAAAATCCTGTGTCGCTTTAATACTGCCAAACATTTTAGCTAGAAGCATTTTGAAGTCAGCAGGAATTGGATTTGGAAGACTAGATAAGCAAAGTAAATCCTTTAGTTTTAGATCAGCGATTTCAAAGTAAATATTAAAGTTCTTAATTTCAGCCTCAGAAAGAGGACGACCAAGCAGAGCAACTACTTCATCTTGTGATAGCACAGGTTGGTAATTATTCATCTGATCGTCCTTTCTTCCTTAGTTTAGTTGATTAAGCGTGTGCAAATGCGCCGGCAACAGTCTTGTAGCCTTGTGCAGAACCACCGACATAACGCTCAGTAAGCATGACGTCTTGGTTTTTATTGGTATCAAAATCAGTACGTACAGTCGCGGTAGGTTCACCAATTAAGACATAGCTTTGGTTGGCGTATGCAATAGCCTTGACATCTTTACCGACAAGCTCGTCAATTTCAAAGATCTGCTTTACGTCAAGTAAATTAGCAAAGTTAGAACCTGCTGGGAACATCAAGTGTCCGTCAGAACCTTTAGCTAATTTAAGTTCAGTAGTAAATCCAGTTGGTACAACCAAGATTTTACCGGCGTTTTTCTCGTCCTTGACGGCGCCAACGGCACGGACTGCCAATTCATAGCTGCCCTCTCCAGTTTCACCTGTAACTTTGGTAGCAACATTTGAACCATAACCACTAGTTGCATTGATGTCGGAAAGCATTGGATAAAGACCACGAGTACCCTGTAAGGTAGCCTTATCACCAGTTCCTTGACCGATTAAAGCACCGACTGCAATAGCGTTAGCGACACGTGCAGCTAATTCTTCAACACGGAAGGCAAGCAATTCACCAGTTTCATCATCGTAGAGGTCTTGCAAGTCGATTGGAAGCTTTTTGTAGATACCAAGACCTTTAAGATCACGACGAACGTTGGTCAGAGACTGGTCAGCTTTTGCATCACCTTTTTTGTGCCCATTAGCGGTATCACTAGTACCAATTGCGTAAACGGCAGCACTTTTAACTCCTACTGTACGGAAAGTTGCCAAAATACCAGGATTATCGACCCAAGCCTTGAAGAAGATATTTTCAATCTGGGATGGCATGATAGCATCACCGGTTACACCTTTAGATTTAAGGTTTTCGTTCCATTCACGCATGATTTGTTCATTAGAACCACGGTGGTTTTTAAGAACAATATTCTTAAAGTCTACAAGTGCAGCTTTTGTTTTGAGGTAGTTATTTGCAGAGGCTGGCTGGTTAGGCATGACACCTTTTTCCACAACTGCATCTTTTGCAATTTCTTTGTTGTTCATAGTTTCTTCCTTTTCTTCAGTATTATTAGTTTCGGGTGCTTCTTGAGTTTCACCCTCTGGTTCGCTAGTGGCTTCTTCCTCTGAATTATCAGGAGCCTTAGGAGCTTCTATTTCTCCAGCAGGAATTTCGCCAACTGTTTCGGGAGCTTCTGATGTTTCAGGAGCTTTAGCTTCTGCGGCTTCAGGAATGACCGTGTGGTTTTCTCCATCACCGTTAGCATCACCAAAATTGTCGTTTTGTTTTGTCTTCATTTCGTCTCCTAATAAAGATTTAATGGCAAGTAGTCTTGCTTCCTTGTTGGATCCACGATAGACCAGTGAAACCTCAATTACTTCAGCTTTGCTGATTGTTTCGGAGTCAATATTGTAATCGTAATCAATCATTGTGATTGAGAACGCATTAGACAGATGACCTTCTTCAAGCAGTGTGAGCATTTCTTGGGCGATTTCTCGCTTGGAAATACCAGCTTCAAATGTTAGTTCATTATTCGAGAAGTAAGCAGCACGAATGGAGCCAATCACATCACGAACATCACCGCTGTGGTTCAACATTAAAGGAATATCAATGACTTCACTTACGCCTTCGCTTGGGATAGCCGAAACAGTAATATCTCCACCACCTTTTAATGGTAAGCGTAAGCTTGCTACATCTACATGCTCATAATGACGATCTTCGTTATTAGAACTTGCGACAAAGACAATTCTTCTTTCACCATCAACACTCTTAGTAGAGAGCTTGCCGGTAACTGAAACAATTTTCTGTTTAATTGTCATGTTTTCCTTAAAGTTAATTTAATATTTGCGATTCTGCATCCATATGGACATCTGCTTCATCAAAAACGATTATGTAAAGATATAGGGTGGCAGTAAAACGTGATAAAATAAGCAGTAACATATGGAGGTATTATGTTGCTCGACAATATTAAGAAAAAAGCACAAGATTTTTATAATAAAAATATAGCTATTAAACAAAAAACTAAAACAACTGGCGAAACATACTTAGTAAAAAATAATGCTTCCGAAGAAAATATAGACACATTAAAGAAGATATCTAAACTGGAAGGTATTAGTATTGATGATATCCGATACACTTCTTCTACTGGTGAAAAAATGACGTTTAGCTCTCCTGAAGAGTTAGAGTCTTACTTAAATAAAGATGATGGGCATGATTTAAGTTTGATTAAAGATAGAGCTAAAGAATTGACGACAGTTTATGGCGATTATAAAAATCGTAATACCAATGCATGCCCACATTGTGGACACATTTTTGATGAGCCGCCTACCCGTGGCAAAAAATGTCCAGAGTGTGGCAATCAATTTTATGTAAGATCTAATAATAGATTGTTTGCTAGTGATTTATTAAAGCCTCAAGATGCAGTTGCGGCGGATTGTTTTTCTCATATGCTTAATATGCCAGACTTCAATATAACTGTTGATTTTGCAAGAAATATTTTGGAAAGTCGGCGCAAATCTTTCCCAGTTGAACCAGCTTCTCGTGATGTGATATGGGATATAATGCGAAGATTTCCGGATACCCTATCAAATGATCCATTAAGGATGATAAAAGCAGTAGAGCGACTGGAACATTTGGTTGCAATATATGAAAATGACTGTGGTAGAGATCCTAGATCACTATTAGAGTCTAGTGTCGAAAATAATATCGCTTATTGTAAGCTCATGATTATGCTAAATAATCCTGGGCAGGATTATCTATGTGTATCTAGTAATAGTTGCTGTGAAATTTGTAGATCTAGACATGGTAAAAAGATTAAAATTAAAGATGCAGAAGAGAAGATGCCTCTCCCATTTAAGGATTGTCGGAATAAACTACACCCTAAAGACAAGTATAATTTCTGTCTAGCTAAATATACTTGGAGCGAGCCACCAATTCTTTAATCTATTTTCAGTCTAATATCGGCTTCGGATGATTGTGGTGTTACGACTTTGAGATTAAAACGCTTCTTGCAATATGAACATTTTACATTTTGTACAATCAATGTACTATCTGTTTCAAATAAATATCTATCACAGTGCGGACATTTGATTTTCATTACAATGTTGCTCTCATTTTCATTCGACAATGACAGTTCGGGTGTAAGCCAGCGCTGTCAACGTCTACGAAGTTATTATTAAATATACCACCATCAGCTCCAAGAATACTCTCGTTCTCTCGCAAGAATGGTTCGTCCACCAACACTTCCTTTCCTTCCATAGCCTGGCAAAACTCACATGGATGTGCGGAGGTTGTATGCCATGTCTTATAGATTTTTGCACCAGTCTCATGCATTAGTTGTATCATTGCATCTACACTAGCTTTACCAGCAGAACGATGTTCCTCGGTGCGTGCCAACCTCTGCACTCTCCACTCATCAGTATTCATAATCTCACGTAATCTAGTAGCTAACTCTTCTTTATTTAGCCCCATCTCCTGACCTTGAGCCAAAACATTACGAATGCTTTCTGCAGTTTCTTTAGAATATGATTTAGCTACATTTACTAAATATGCTTGATAATCAGCACGAGTTAGAGTTGATACAATAAATTCAGAAGTAGCGTCAATCGGGATATTATTTGCTTTAAGTAATGCAATACCCTCTGTGTAGGTTGTTTGACCCCTTACTAGCATGTAAGCAACAATGAACGCTAGAATTTCTTGTGCAGTTTTATTTGCTTCTTCCTCATCAATATCGCTTACGTCTTTATTAAGCTCATTATTCTCAATCGCGCGTTCAATCTGACGGTCCATCTGGTCTCTCAAAACAGACGAAACGTCATCAATAAACTTCTGCTCCTGTTTGGTTGGAGTATGAGCCTTATGACTACAAGTACAGTGATCATGATGTTTCTCATGGTTATTATCAATGGCTTTATTTTTATCTGCATCATTAGGCTGTGCCGAATCAGGAGCGTCTTCTACTTCATCACCCTCATCTACTTCCGGCTTATCATTCACAATAACCGGCTTTACATAGCCTTGTTTAAGCAGTTTATAGCCCTTAGATAGATTAAAAGCATCAACTACTGAATCGAGTGAGTAGCCATTCATTACTGCCTGGTTGATTAAATTAAACTCAGTCATTTTTCGTTCGGCATCAATCTTCTCTTCATCGGCAATACCAGGAATATCTAAGTCAAAAGTAATAGCATAACCAAGACCACCAGTAACACGATTAAGCTCATGAGTAAGCCTAGAATAAATCTTAGTCGCAAATGGTTCTACGGTATATTTAATGAAGATTTGCTCATCGACGCGGACTGAAGCGTAGGTATTATTATCATTTACGCCACGGATGCTTGCCGGCACACCAAAAGCACTGTCAATTTTATCATTAGCCTGCTTGAAGACTGAATCAAGCGACATATCTTTATTTGATTGAGAAAACGGCACCCATTCAATTTGTGCAGATGTTGCAGCTCCGGTTGCAGGGTTAATAGGACGGTGAGAATAGATAACATTATTATTTCTACCACTTCCACGATGTGAGCTTTGCATTTTACTAACGATATCTTCAAACTGCGCTCCGTCTTTAGCTGTAACAATAAATTGACCAGCTGGCACGGCACCATTCTCAAAGAAGCCTGCTTGATAAGCAGCAATATAATCGTCAACATTAGCCCATTTCTGGATAGCGTTGCTTGGTGCATATCCACGGCTTAAATTGTATGGATCATAGCCTGAATAGATTTCAATAACTTCGTTTTCCGAATAGGTTGAACCACTGCATTGATAATATTTTTTACCACCACTAACAACTTCACTTACGCCCTCTAGAAATGTCAGACCGGCGAAATTGTTCTCTGTGATTTCACCGCCAGCATAAGCCGTATTACCTTCGTAGTGCCACAAAAGCAAATACACTTTCGGATGGACTAACGTCATTACAGCTAAAGCTTCGCGGAAGTCAGTTGCAGACATCTGCTTATTTGGACGATATAATGCATTTACGACATTTGGATTGTTTTTGATTGGCTTACCATTAGCGTCTATCGCGTACGGTCTAATAACGATGAATTTATTGACAATCGCTTTGATTGACGGATATGTATTATCATAACTGTTGCCCTTATAAAAACTATAAGCAAGTGGCATTTGGCGATAATAACCAGCAGGATGAGAGCTAGTATTATATAATGCTGATTTTGATTTTGTATTAAATAAGCTCTTAATTTTATTAAACATGAAATATTTCCTTATAGTAAATTATGGGTTTATACAGGGTGGCAGATGAATAAAGCGATAATGTTAAATCTTTACTTATATAGTTGAATATACATGAAGCAACCATGAAGCAATTTAACAGAGGTAAAATAGCGGTTTTTGTTAAATCTGTGAAGCAAAAATGTTATATCTAGCCAACGATTATTCCACCATATTCAATTTTTGGTGGTGCAGGTGGAGTGTAGAAACAGAGAATAGTAGCATCTGCTAGGTCAGGTGAGCGGAAGCCACGTTTTTTATAATCATCCTTACTTTCAACACCCCTACGCCCTTTGCTATCCATCTTCCACTCACGGTTCGATAACTCCACTAATAAATCTTTATCATTAGCAATCGAAATTTGGTCGATAACAGATTGAAGGTAAAACCACGCTTCCGAAATTAGGTTCGGATATTTGTCGGGATTTGAAGCTTTAGCCCCGAAGTTGATTGGGATAACATTGTAGCCTCTTGCGATCATTTCGTCGGTAACACCACCACCTACGCCAGTATCATCAATTTTGATTAGGACATCTTTGTCCGCACCAATAAAATTGACTAATAGATCACAAACTTCAGTTGTGCGTTTTTTAGTAAACGAAGCTCGTCCAATCTCTTTCAGTCCTTTTCGCTTCACAAATACAGTCCGGTCGCCACCAAGACGAGCCACATCCACCCCGACCTCAATTGCTCCTTCGTCGTCAACTTCTCTCCCCATCGCCTCAATTACTTGGGCGGTCTGGATGATATTTTTATCTGAAATAGCGAGCGCTTTGCCTAAATAATCGTGAGCGTAGTCTTCTGGATGATTGATTCTGGCTTGCTCTATTTCATAAAGGATTTCATTGGAAAGCCAGCCGTTTTTCTGTGCAATTCGATAATCTACTTCTAAATGCCAGACATCTTTACGTGGTGGGTTAGTGATGAAATAGGAAATTACAGGGTCAAGGTCGGTGAGGCGGTTTAGTGTCCAGATAATTTTACTACCAGGCTTACGAATAGTCGGATTGAGAATACGTATTGATTTAAGGGTAATGGTCTGAGCTTCATCAATCCACGCTATATCAATACCTTCAAGCGATTTAATGGTGGTTTCTACATTGCGATCCAAACCCTTAAAAATGAAAGTTGAGCCAGTATTAGTGTTCGTAATAGTATCGTTTGTCCAGACGAACTCCGAAAATCCATATTGCTGAATTAAGTCAATCAGAAGTTGATACGAGCTATCTGCTATATTCTTCTGAAACTGACGTAAGCAAGCAATACGTACTCGCTTTGAACGAGCCGTTAGTAGCAAAAATCGAGCCACGGTATGGCTCTTTAGAGAATAACGGCCACCCTCAATAACAGCATGTCGCCACCAATTATCAAAAAGTAGCTTAAACTCACTTGGTAGCTTTATGAGTATTTTTGCTCTCTCCATCCGTTACTCCAGTCGTCATAGTTGCACTCTTTCCATAATGATCGTTGACACATCCATCAATTTCATGACGCAACTCCCGAACGCTGGCGAGTTTGCTTTTTTACCAAGCCCACTCTCAAACTTAATTCTTCCATTAGGCACATAAATAACCCCCCCCAGCCACTCAAAATGTCGTGAAATCTTTTCGTAGTAATAAACTCAATCGGGAATAGAATATAAATGTCTGCTTTGGTTTTTGAGAACGTCTCGACCGCTTTTTTCAAAAATTCATGCTTGATTGTGAATGGTGGGTTTATCCATATTCTTTTATATTTCGTCCAATCAGCTTTAAGTCCGTCGGTCTCGATGGTGTCAAAATGTTCTACGCCAAATTCGGTGGCTTTTTCTTTCGTGGTTGCTGGATCATAGTCAAACTTACCGAATCGTTCAACAAAAACTCTCGGCGTGTAATATTCATTATCTTTGACAAATACCACACCAGCTTTAGCCATCTTTTTCTCCATCCACAAACTCCACCAACGCCACTGGTATTTCTATCTTTTCGCCACCGGACGTAATATCGCGCTTTTCAGTGATGCGAGCTTTTAATTTATTGTACTCTGCAATTGCTTTCATCTTGGCATTAAAATCTGCGTCCTGTATGATAAGTTTCTCGAGCTGCTTATCTACAAATTGGTCATTAAGTCCGTGAGCTTCAAAGATTTCATCGATTCGTTCCAAAATGTGAGGTTTTGTGAGGTTCTCATGTGCACCAGCCCGAGCAGTTGTATACCACCCAGGCTTACTTGTATCGACACCGTAAGCTTCAATATAGCTTTGAACACCATTACCAAAAAACTCTCTATCGCCTGCATATAATTGGCAAAATAACTCTTGCTGAGGTGTTAGTTTGTGCCCACTCTTTGTGGTTGGCTTAACAGTAGATTTTACTACCTTTTTACTCTTACTCTTGCTCTTCTTCACTACATCTCCCCCATCTCGTATTTACGGACGGTTTTCCATTGTTCTTCATGTTCTTTGAGGGGTTTTTCAAGCGCCTCTTCGGTTCTAAAATAGATTATTCCTGGGTAAAAATATGATATAGAATGCACTGGGTGATAGGTTTTTGTAATTGTATCGTAATAAGCATGCCAATTTTTGCCATATTCAATACACTTTCCACCCTCAGCGTCATCTAGAAGCACTTGGCGAGCGGTTAGGTATTTTTTATAAGATTCGGCTTCGGCTTCGGTCTTAAAATAATTACCAATATTGTAGCGATAGTTGTCCATGCCGTCATTGGTATCAATCTCATGGCGTATAGCACCTTCATCGTCAATAAAATAATAACTATCACCTCTTCCACCCCTCCACCTTTCATGTTTTTCAGGGATTTCCTCAAACCAATCGTCGAAGTTATTAATCTCGCTAACTGTAAGCCATGGTCTAGTCAGACATCCATCTGCGACAACTTGACCTAATTCTTTATATTCGTCAGGACTTTCACGCTCCTCAAAGATAGTACCAGCCTTAAGGGTTGGGGTGTCTTTTAACAACTTATATCGTTTCATCTTATTTTTCCTCGCTTAAATACTTAATCACCTCTTCTTTTGTCCCCTCAAAACGAGTTTTACTATGTTTTCCGGCGAGAAATCCTAGAGTTAAAATAATGAACATAACATCTACTACCGTAGACCCACCTAGTAGATGATGATTAAACATAAGTAATCCAGCAAACATTGAAAATGTAACTATATCTTTAATAATTGAACCCATTACTGATTCGTTTATAATTATGTATTTAGTTTTATCGTCATCCATACAACTCTCCTTAATAATTCACGGGAAACATTTCTGACCCCTTTGGTTTTTGTGGCAATATTACTGCGATATCAATATCTTTCACTCCTTTTTCTCTCAAAAATCGCTCTGTCTTTTTAATTTCTGATAAATTAGAGTTCATGATTTTATGTTTAGTGTCGTCATGAGCGGTATAACGGATTATGTAGTTGATCGAAGTAGCCGGTTTTACATATGTGCGCGTCTTTTTCATAAATTTTCCTTTCTAGCACTACACTTACCGCATTTGCAATTTATCGTGTGCGTCATGCACCAGCAGCTCTTACAGAGGCTAACATCGTAGTCTACTACGCTAGTTCTGTATTCCTGATATTCATTCTCCGAATGGGTGCCGTTGTAGTACTTCATGGCTTCGTCTATTCCGTTAGACTCACATATCATTGCGGTCTTCAAAATTATGGTGGCTTCGTTTGCCATTCGCTTAAATGTCGCCTCTCGGACGTCTTCGTGAGGTAGTTTTGTATCTGATTTAGTTTGGGATAAAATCGCCTCTACTATCTGATTGATTGTTGATAATTTCATTGTTATTTCTCTTCTCGGAGGAGTGCCGTCAGTGGCTCGACTCACTGACACGGATCCCATTAGCTTAGCTTTTCGGTTTGGCACTTCTTTCATTTTTGTCTATCTAAAAATTCTGAATAAGTAATAGCCTCTCTTTCACCATCTTCGTTCTCAAAAACCACTAAGGGTAGCTCAATATCAAATGAATTTGCTTCTTGTTGCCAATCTGGATTTAATTCAACTCGCTTGACTGTAAAATTAGCCAATTTAATTTGATTATTGATAATAAACTGGTGAAGTGGGGTGTATTTGCCGGCTCTATCACAGCCATAACATTCTTTAAGATAGAGAGTAACTTTAGTATCTTGATTTATCATAAAATCTTTCATTATTCCTCGCTCTACCTTTCTCTGGAATTATTCTAGCTGTGGATTTTCTTACCCAATCAGGTAAGTTTCCGGTTGTAATACTAATGTCGTGTAGGGTGGCAAGACGACGTATCGTACTCATGTCTAGATAGCGGTAATCTCGAAGTGCTCGCATGAATGGTCGCCAGTGATAAGTCCAAAAGTTTCTCTGCCGAACATCCCATCTCGTAAATTTCTGCCAGCCATATTTATCTTTGATGTAAATATCGCGTGGATTAACGAACCATATTTCGAGACCATTCGTTTTCCGAACGGATACCTGATAATTTCTTGCCACTTTACCTCCTCGCAAGATTTTTATTTAATTACGTAAATATTCATCAATTATTTTCTTGCACCCCTCAAACCCAACCCCAAATTCGGCTCTATAACCCCTCGCACGCAGTTTTTCAAGCATTTCAGCCTGTTCTTCGAGGTGTTTATCTTTTTTCAGAGTGCCGTCTTTTTTATAGGGTGAGTTTGATTCTGTTTTAATTTCCAGATAGAGACCGAAGTGAATCCCCCACTCACGTACGGGACTATGCCATATATTCATACTTGATTCAGCTATGAATAAATCCGGATAACCACGCTCTGGGTGTAATCTCTTATGTTTCGCTGCTTGACCAGGTGTTAATTTAAGGTCTGAGCCAACATCGAAGCGATAGATTACATTTGGGTATTGAAGTTGCAAGTAGCGAGCGATTTGCTCATATAGGCTATGTTCTGAATTATATTTTGGAATTCGTCTCATTTTTTTATTACCTCCTTTCTCTTGGTTCTCCACTGCAGGTCATAATACTGAACCATACAGTGGAGACAAACAACTTAAAACTAATGTGAGGAGATAATACAAATTACCTTTGTACTAACAATCTACAATAGTAGAAATTCAATAGTTAATGGTTATTAGTTTTAAGCTAGTGGCTGCGTCTGTATTGACATTTAACTGGTTATTTTACTTAAGGGGGTATTTTACCAGCACCACATTACGATTTATTTGAGTCCTTTTAGCTTTTTAATAGCTTCTTAAATCCTCTATCATTACAAATCTTCAAGATCAATATCAAAACATTTGGCGAGCATGTTTTTGATTTTTTCGGCAACTTTATTCTTCGCTTTCTTATCCTCATCGTCTTCATCACAGTCATTATCACTGCCCTTTTCATCTTCAGATTTTGAGGTTTTTATTTCTTCGAAATTAGATTTAAGTTTTTCTAAGATTTTTCCGCCAAGATCGGTATCTATTTTTGCTACGGCTTCAAAAAGCAGATTTATCATCTCATAGATTGCAAATTTTGAGCCTACTGTGGCATTTACTACTTCACCAGCATTAGATAATCCAATAGTTATATATCCAATAAGTTTATCTTTCGAAACATATTCTTTAATTATTTCAACCGTAGAGTCAAGATTCTCTAATTCTTTGTGTTTAATTGTTCTAACACCTGTAGACTTGATTAATTTTTCTATTAACTCATTTAATCCATCGTTCATTTCGTTGTTTTTCATAGTTTCTCCTTAAAAATTAAATTATTACTCTAGCCCTTTGCCTTGATCTAACCTATTGCCATATCCGTTGTTGATTAAGTATTCACGAAGTTCTGCCGCCATTGTCAGAATCCAGTTCAAGCCATCTTCAAGTGTTTTACGGTTTAAGTAAACGACTCCCACCGTGATATGGTTCTTGTCGGTATGGTGGATGTGTTGGTTCTTGCAATAAAACTCAAAACGCTTAAGTTCCGGATAAAGTACTTGATAGACTTCTGACTGCTTTGAATTGGTATAATCTGAAGCCGTAGCTTTGCCAGTCTTCCAATCAATTCCAGTTGTGCCGTCTTTAACATCCAGCACGCCAGAAATTACACACCAATCTGTTAATTTACGGACTCGTTTGGTTGCTAGTTCAACTTCTGGTGCTTCTAATTTGCGACCACCAAAGATTTTTGGGATTGCTTTATGTTTTTTGACATATCGTTCCCAAATACCATGCATCTTTTTTCCAAACTTCATTGCATTATTTGGTTCAATTTCAACGCCAGTGTATGGAGCAATAGCGCGATCAATATCGCCACTCTCCCAAGCACTTAAAATTGAATAACTAACACGAATTGCGCCAAAACCATCGTTATTCATTAGAAGCCTCGCTGGCTGTTATCCTGATCGTTTTTTTACGTTCTACTTCTGTAATACCGGCAGGCAATCGGTAGTATTTTGCTCGATGCTCATCAACCGCCTTTGAATCGATTGACCAAGTGGTCTTTTTCTTCCAAAATTTAGAGCTATGGAACTTAGCTTCGCCATTATCTTTATATTTTGAGCCGGCAGCAGAATAGTTAATTTTGATTTTCTCGCCTTTAATGGCTGAAAAATTTGGATTAAACTCTAATGCTTGTCGTTCAATCTCTGATTTAAGTAATTCAACCGCATTATTAACTTCAGCTTGAATTTCAAGAAGGCGAATAATTGCTTTCTCAGCATTAGGATTAACAATAAAATCTTTACCTTCATTCTGTGTCTGAAAAATTTCAGTTGGGTTAATTTTTACTATTAACTCGTTGTTCATTTTGTCCTCTTCTCATATTTCTTTATCAAGATTGAAACTTGTTGCCCAAGCCTCGCTAAGTCATTAAAAGTATCATCAAATATCTGTTGGTCTGGCTTACCTTTGTCGAAAATTACATACTCGCTCATTTCTTCACGCATATATTCATAAGAATGATAAATAGTACCGCGCAAATTTTTGAGCATAGCTATATCTCTTTCGTTCATTTTTTATTTTCCTGTTCTAGTTGATCGGCTAAACTACTTACCTCTTCGACAATCTCTGCTTCTTGAGATTCTGTGAGTTCTGGCTTGCGTTGAGGATTGTCTTCATATTCGCCATCAACAGCCTGATCTTCTTGAATTGCTTTTTGAAGCTGAGTATTTAGAGGACCGAACTTACTAATCAAAAGCTTCAATACGGTTTTCTTTGCCATCGAGTCAAAATCATCGCTCCAAAGCCCCGAGCCGTATTTGGCAAAATTTTTAGAATACTTCTTGGCATGTGTATTTAGTTCTTCGACCGTCATATAGAGCGACTTCTCGAAGCCATTTAATAGTCTGAAATAAGCCACGAAACCGATTGTGGGAGCTTTTTCTCGTTTAGATGAATCTTCTATCCATTTGAACTCCATCTCGCCGCTTAGACGGTTAAAATTGATAATTTCGCCCTCTTTTATTTCGGTGGCATTGATGGTTTTGTAAAAACCGGAACGTTGAGCCAGTTGAATAAAGCCCTTGTAGCCCATTTGAAATTGGCAGACCGTTTCTTCGTCTTTCTTATTCCTATTTAGCGTATAAGGGATTAGGTAAGCAAAACCTAAGTTCTGGTTAATAGGTAGATCCATTGATGCAGCAATTAATGCCGCTGAAACTACACTTTCAGGCTTACAAGTATTGAGTAGTTTATTGGCGTTTGCTGCTGCAACTAAACTCGTTATAAATTGTGATGCTCTTTTGCCGAGTAGATCATTAAGACGAGCGCTAACAGCATCTTCTCGGATATATTGAGCTATTGATAATCGTGTCTCTGTCATTTTTTATTGTAATGGCTCCTGCCATTCTCCTTCTTCGTCATCTACTACTTCACTACTATGTCCATCTGGATATTCAATCAATTTGCCACGCTTAAATGTTCGCCAAGCGCCACAATTGTTGCAAACTTCAACATCCTGATAATCATCAACGTAATCACCCTTAATTGGATCTGCATGACCAAAATCATACTTATCGGTATGAGTCTCCTCATGTGGGCAAGTCGAAATAGTGTCATCGATTACTTTTACTTCAATTTTCATTTTTCCATCTTTCTTCAAGATTTTTAATTAAGCTAATAACTCCAAATATTAGTAGGTATAAACTCGTCCAATTGATAATTGGATACCTTCCACCGCCTACGAATAGTAATAAGATTCCTAATCCGATGGTAATAATACTCTCGATAGTAGACATACCTTCAATTTGGTTGTTATTCATTTTTTCTTTTTTGTAGTTTTTGTTTTGGCGTCGAACCATATTTTTTCTCCTTTTTGATTTAATTTCACCTCTAACTGCTTTTGTTTTTTCTGCCATTCATTTACTTATTTGAACTGGCGAGTGTCCGCTGTTAGTTTTTGGTGTCAACGTGAAGCTACAAACTTAAAAATTGATGAATGGAGTTTAATAGCCTCACGAAACAACAAAAAACGGTCTTCGTGAGACCGTGATAAGAAAAACACACCGACAGGGGCGTGCTATTTTACAACCATGTAAGTTTTTTAAGTGATATGATTATGATAAGGATTTTATAGATTAATTGCGGAGAGAAATATCGTGGCACAAAAGGAAGCTAAAGCGCGTCTAAAGATAAATATGTTACTTTCTGATGCCGGTTGGCGATTACTTGATGATGAAAACGGCCCAGCAAATGTTGATGTAGAAAATAAAGTAGATATTGAAAACTCGGGCGATGATTTTGAAAATACGAGACGAGGGTTTGTCGATTATCTTCTTCTAGACTCTAATCAGAAGCCCATTGCTATCCTTGAAGCTAAGCGCGAAAGTATTCCTCCGCTTTCCGCTAAAGAGCAGGCTCGCGATTATGCCAATTCACTACATATAAGGTATGTAATTCTTAGCAACGGCAACACGCATTATCTGTGGGATATGCAATTTGGAAACCCTGAACCAATTAGTAGCTTTCCAACTCTGAGCTCGTTAGAAGATGAAAAGAAGTGGGTCCCCGATGTTGATGCGCTCGTGAACGAGAATATTTCTCGAACTTATATCGCTGAATCGCAAATGCCTGAAATAAAAACACATCCCGATTATGTAAATGAAGATACTCGCAGTGAATTTTTAGAGAAGAATAAACTGAAAATTCTTCGCAATTATCAGGTAAATGCGATTAAGGCTGTTCAAAAATCGGCGCAAAACGGTAATAAACGCTTTCTACTCGAGATGGCGACCGGCACCGGTAAAACCGTTACCCTGCGCAAAATGGCCGAAACCTTCAGCAACGCGGGCGTCCCTGTTTTCCTTGTTGATGCCAAAGGCGACCTTTCCGGCATGACCCGCGCAGGCGACGGCAGCGGGCCCCGTGGGGCACGGCCCACGGCGCACGGCCCCCGGTGCGCGCAC